GTAAAATCCATGGTACTGTAATATCAGCTGGTACTTTTTTATATGGGTTATATTGTACATCACGTTCTCTAGCATCAGTTATACTACCACTAAATTCACCGTTGTAAAATGCTTCTTGATCAGTAATTACTTTAGATACTATACCTGATGAAAACGATCCAGTATAACCTGCCCATCCTCCTATAGAAACATTTTCTATATATCCTTGATCTGAATAATCCCCTGATGATGAAATATCATTATTATCACTTCCTTGGCCTTCATTTGGATCTAAAAGATCTAATGTTTTCATACCTGCATAGGAAACATTAATTGCACCTATATTATTACCAATATTATGTATAACATACGCTAATGCTTCTTCAGGCATAATATCTAATAATGGTGTTCTTCTAGTACGAAGTGTATTATTGGGTGTAAATGAATCAGATTTATAAATTTCACCTCTTATAGATGAAGAAATTATTAATTGAATATCAGTTATCGCATTACTATTTACTTGTAAACTAAAAGCAGATTTTACTGGTTTTGTAGATCTTAAAAATCCTGATTGTGGAGGATCTACTGATGGTAATAAACCAAATAAATCATTTAATTTTTCAGCATATAAATCTCCATACATTTCTGTTGGATTTTGATTTGGAGATGAAACTGTAGATGTTACTGAATTTATTATTCTATATGATCCTGCTGGTACAGTAGTTGCTGCTGTTGTTTCAAGGGTATAATAACCAAATTGTGAACTTGATACATTATATTTATTTACACTACCCCCAGCACTACCAGAAAAATCATATAAATCAATACTACCTGTTAATTCTAAATTTTTAGTAGTTAATGGTATATTTGTTATAGCGTAAGACTGCGTAGTAACCATATCAACTTGTGGCTCTCGGTATCTATTACGTTCTAACATATTTTGATGAATTACAATACCTGTAGATACGCTTGTACGAGCTGGTACGTAGTTTTTAATGGCTTTAAATAAAGAATCATCAAAATATTTAATTAATCTCATATAATCAAATACATTACTTTTTGTATATTTTTTAAAGTAATCTTTTGCTATATCTCTTAAACCTGGGTAAAAATCATCTGATGATGATCTAAATCTAGGATCTGCTATAACTTCTTGAATTGCACCATATCCTAATGATTGTATAATATCATCATTTACCTCATCTTGAGGTGAAAAAGCAACTTCTAATTGATTTAAATTTTCAGTGTAACTTTGACTTATAAATGGATCTTTTTCTATACTAACTAATCCTGATAATATGTTACCAAAGTTTAAATCTTCTTGCACTTGGATTTTATTTGAAATTCTATTTCTAAATCCAATAGATGGTTGGTCTAAAAAGTAAGTTTCTACATTAGTTTCACTAAATGTTCTTCTTACAGTATCTTCAAAATATCTTATATAATAACTTGAACTTACTTCACCATTATTACGATTAAAGAATGAACCTGTTTCTAATGATGCTGCTGATGCTGTTATGGCAGGATGTGATGAAGTTAAATATTCATTATAAGTTGAACTTGTTACTTCATTTGACGATGTAAAGAAATTTTCTAATTCGTTACCAAAAGGTGCTCTAAAACCAATAATATCAAATGATGATTCTGAACCTGTTATTTTATTTCCTTCAATTGACTCTGGATTCATTACAAAGTCATTAAATACTGATTCACTTAGTGGGTTTGAATAATATCTAAATTCTTGAAATGAGCCTGAAAATGCTTGTCCTGGTTCGTTACATATTAAACCACCTACTTGAGCTCCTTCAATTTTACCCCCAAGATAAACTCCATTTTTCTCACCAGCAAAACTGTGTGTATTCCAAGCATTATTTATAGAACCTGATATTTGTGCTCCATATATAGCTGTTCCATATATTCCTGTTCCGTAAACCCCTCCTGCTGTTACATCAAAAGCATCTACACTGGCAGATCCTTCAAATCCTATACTATTACCATCATTACCATCATATATTTTATTTTTAGCATATAATGTATATGTTACTCTGTTTGAGTTATTTGTATAATCAACATGTTGGTCTCTTTGGAATAATACTGACCACCAACCTCCATCAAAGAAAGGTAAAAATATAGGATCAGAAATAACATTACCTCCATCTGCAGCAGCACCTGACATATAAAATTTCATTTCTGCCCAATTTCTATAATCGCTATTGCCTGCTCCTCTATATGAACCAGAAGTTGATCCTGTATAATTTAAAATAATACCCCAATCAAATTTATCATCATTTTGATTATTTGATTTTTTAACTGCTAATGATTGAGTATTAAAACTACCTGCATATGAAGATGAAGGATAACCTGTTGTTTTAAATCTAAACCCTACACCATCAGGAACTATATTAGCTGCATCTGCAATTTTATTTCTATATAAAGGCTGCCAAGGTATAATTGCTGACGCACTTGCTCTGTATGCATTTGCTACAGGTTTAAATGCATAACTATACCTATTATACCATAAATCATAATCATCTGTTTGATCTTTATTTTTACCACCAAATTCATTTATTCTTAATATTGTATTTGGTATACCCCAAATATTAATTAATTGTCTTAATCCTGAAATTGTACCTTTTTTCTTAACAAGATAAGACATATTATGGTAAAGTCTTTTAAATATTTCTTTACTTACATGATCTATAGGATAAGGCCATCCTTGTGTTATTAGTTGTTCAACATAATCTTCCCATGAGTATTCTGTTTGCCAATAATTAATTATTTCTCCTTTATTAATAGCGATATAATCCGTTATTAATTCACTTCCTGTAGGAGGAACAAATACCCCATCGTCATTACCAATTAAACCTATAAAATTATCTTGATTATTATAATTGTTACCATATCCTGTGTAACCTAAAGAAGTAATTACATCATCCGCTAATGATAAAGGAACTCCTTCATCTATAACATTTGTGGTTCTTAATTTTTGTGTTATTGTTTTTGTGTATAACCATAGTTCATCAAAAGATTGACCAACCATGTTACAAAATTCTACATAATTTTCATTATTATTTTGTTCTGTTATAAATGTAGGTATAGTATAATATAACCAATTTTCATTACTATTATCATATAATGAGGCTGATAATAAAACACCACCATAATATTGAGAATTTTCAACATCACTACCTAACCAATTTAATACTGTTGTACTACCTGTATCTAATAATGGATAAGGATATTTTTGACCTATAGATGTATCTTTAGGGTATGAATCAGATGCTGTATTATAATATAAATAGTAATCCCACCCATCAAATGCTTTAATTTCTTCTGTTGTAGGATTTGAACCTGTTGTAACAGTAAGTACTGCTATATCAGCTTCATATGCTTGTATTCTTGATACTTTTTCGTAAAAGTTTAAAGTTCTTTGTTTTGCTGATGAAAAATTTACAAATTGATCAAATGAAGCTGTTGAATAATTAGGAGTTAATGTAATGCCTCTTTGATCTAATCTATTTATTAATTGATCTTTTGAACCACTAGATTCAGTACCATATAATTCATCTTTATTTTGATAAACTGTAGAATTATTTATAAAATCCTTTATTTCTAAATTTGTATTAGGACCTCTTAATTGAATATTATTATCAATAACACTTAAATCTTCTTCAAATTCAATTTCATATACTTGAGTTTCTGCTGTTTTTGTTACAACATATAATTCATCAAATTCTTTATATTTAGGTGGTAAAGCATCAAATAATTTAATTAAAATAGAAGAATCATTTTCAACATTGTCTGGTCCTTCTACATATTGGCTATTAACACCAATATGATATTCATTTCCTCCAAATGTAATATAAAATTCATCAAAGAAATCAACTGCATTAATAGTATTTTCAAAGTTGATATATGAAGTTTTCATATCAGTATCTGATAAGAAATTAGATTTTATTCTAATTTCAGTTCTATCTCCTGATATTTCTGCTAAATAATATCTACTATCATTAGATGAGCTTAACTCATGATTTACAAAATTATATACTCCATATAGTTTCCCAACATTAAATCCTGCATTATAAACATCTGTTTCTGGGTTTATACTTAATACATTTGTAGGGGATAATGAAGATGTGTTTGTACTAAGATTAGCTCCATATGGTGAAGCTCCAGGATCTGAATTTTCTACAATACTATATTCTGTAAAATTATAATCAGAATATTGCAATTGTGAGTTAGCGTCATATACATAAAATTCAACTGAATTTAATCCTTGAGTAAAAGATCCAGAATAATTTTCACTAGGAATAAGTGAACTATTTTCCAACTCAAACCCATCACTAAATATAAGTGAAGGATTAACAGGCTGTACTGATGATGATATTGGAATTTGTATTGCCATTATTTTTTTAAATTTTTACCTATTAACCGTCGCTACCTTCAACTTCCCTTTCTGATATTTCTTCTGCTTGTTCTATTACTCTTTTTGTTGATAATATAGATGCCATATCAATTTGTAATTGTAAGTTTGTTTCTCTTAATTCTGCAATTTCATCTAATAAAGCTTGTATTTCTTCTTGATTAGCTTGAAAATCTATATATTCACTACTTTCTTTAATTAAATACTCATGTGAATTTATATCACCAAATTTAGGAATTAAAAAGAATAAATTGCTATATATAGTAAAAAAAGTATCTACAGTTGCCAAATTAGGGTCAAAAAAGCTTAAATCTGCTTCTCCAACTCCTAACTCAGTAAATGCTCTATTAAATGTAGCTTCAAATGCTTCTTTATTAAACCCCGTTCTTACTAAAGTTACATTAGTATTTCCCTCTTGAGAAGGTTTTAGATTTTTTTGGGGAAGTAGCCCAGAATTGCCCACATCTGGTGTGCTAGCAAATTGTTGAGCCATTTGATTGTTGTTATTTTTATATTCCATTATCCTCCATTTACTACTTTAAACATTATATCTTCATCAAATATTTTTGTAGTACCATCTATTGTAGTTTTAAACATAATAGTATAATACCTTTCAGGTTCTAATCCACTCATATGAAGATCAAAATAACTAGATACTTGGTCTGCACTTACTTTAGTATATTTGTTATCAAAATCAATAACCATTTCATTAGTATCTGTGTCTTTTATACCATAGTAAGAAACTTGAGGTGGAAGATAAAAATTAGTAGTATATCTAGAAGCCGTTTGGAAAACTATATCTGGGTATTTTGGTATTGCCGCTACTCTAAATCTTGTAACACTACCAGAATAATAAGTTCCATTATTATTGTAAACAGACATAAAAGCTTCTGGAGTATTTATTATGTCATTATCTGATGAACCTGTATTAAAATTAAAATCATCCCATTTTATTTCTAACATAGGAGGATATATTGTATTTGTATCTATTGAAAAATACCTTGCTGTAACTTGTGTATTTAAATCATTTAAAAATTCTTGACTTCCAGTTTGTTTAATAATAAACCCATCATTTTTTTGTCCTGTTGCTGGATTTTGTTCGTATTTATATTGTTGGTCAATTGATCTTTTAATGTCAATATCTAAATCTAAAGAGTTTCCATATGAAAGTACTTGTTTAAATTCATAATCTGTACCTGATGAGTCAGCGTAATACCAATTACCTCCTCCTTCCATACTAGAAGAATATGATGCTGTTGCATATGGTGCTCCTGCTGCAAATCCTGTTAACTGCCATTTATCTTCTGTACCCCCTACATCAGACCCTGATGATAAAGTCCAAACCCAACTACACCCATTTTCAACTGGTGGTGAATCAGAAAATTTTCCCGTTCCCATATTCCAAGTTCCTGAAACTGGATATACTTCTACTGTTGCATCTTGGCTTAAACCTGTAACTACTGCTACATATGCTCTTAATGAAGCCCCATAATCTAAATCTGAGTATACTAATGATCCTACTGTTTCTGCTTTTAAATTGGATCCTAATACACCAGCATTTATACTTAATTTTTCTCCTCTTCTATAAAATGATCCTGTGCTTGTAATGGTAGCATTTGATATTTCACCTGCCCCATCAACTACTACTGTTGCTAAAGCATTACTAGCTGAACTAGCTACTCCATTTATAGGTATATTATTATAAGTTCCAGGTGTTCCTCCAAGAGCTGCACCAGGAGTAGCAGCACCAAAAGCAGGTAATACTGTACCATTAATAAATGATGTTCCACTACCTACAAGATTATCTATAGTATTTACTACTTCTGTAGATGAAAATTGAATTAGTGCTCTATTAGTTTGACCTCTTCCCTCCATAACTTTAGTAGAAAAGTCTAAAATTTCATCTAAACCTGTATTCATACTAGATGAAATAGTATAAAGTGAAGCGTCTTTTTTTGGAAAAATTTTATATACTGCCATAATTCAATTTTATAATGGTACTACTCTACCTCTGATATCTTGTGTAGGATATTTTACTTCAAACACCATAGGATCTATTGATGGATAAATTACGTTATCTATATTAGATCCTGCTACATCATAAGAATATTTACTATATCCTAAGCTTTCACCTGCTAAATTATATATTTGTACATTATTTACGGTTTGTACTCCTTCCACCTTATCTAATAATATACTTAAATCTTTCATCATAATAGGTTCATTAATTTGCCATTTATCAATGTCAAAATAATCAGTTAATGATTCAATACATTTTGTTACAGTTTCTGCATTATTGAAATTAGGTCTTACTACTATATCAAAATTAATTCCAATATTAACAATATATGCATCTTTAATTTTAATTGAATCATTTATCATTCTATATTCTGACAAATAAGTTGATAGATTTCTTTTTAATATAGGAGATGCTTCTCTTAATTTTTTATTTATATCATAAGTTAAAACATATAAATCTAATACTGATGGTAATGTTCCTGCTTCATATTCTCCTACTTTATTAGGTTGAACATGGGCTTTAGCTATTACCCCTAAATTAGATGGCATAGATAATGCTCTTACTAAATAATCTTGTGAAGTAACTGTTCTTAATTGGTTTTGAAAATTACCTAATGCATTTTGTCTAATTTCTTCTACAGTATCACCATCCATACCCCCATCTGCTGCTTTAACATTATTAGCAGCTACAGAATCAAAAATTTGATTAGCTAAAGTAGTATTTGATAAATCTGGGTTTATGAAAGTAATATTAGTATCATCAACTGCTGTTAATACACCAGCTTCTACATTAGATTGAGCACCCCCTCCTGTTAAATATCTTACTGTTAATGTAGTATTATAAGGAGCAATACCATAAGTGTTAGTATAAACAAAATTTAAAGGTGAGAAGGCTGTTGTTAATTTTGTTCTTTCAAAAGGTAATCCTAATCCTACATTATC